CGGCAATTCCGGAGTAGGGAAAACGCGCTCTTTGCAGCAGTTCGTTGCAGACCGTCCTAACGTCTGGTTGATTACGGTTTCCCCCTCACGTGCCAGCCTCAGTGAGTGTTTATATGAACTGGCTCTGGAAATTGGTATTGGTGATGCCCCTCGTCGTTCCGGTCAATTGGGCCGTGCTATTCGCCGTAAATTACGTGGCACAAACGGTTTGATTATTATCGATGAAGCCGACCACCTGGAATATCCGGTATTAGAAGAACTACGTATTTTGCAGGAAGAAACCGCTGTTGGACTGACATTAGTTGGTAATCATCAGGTGTATAGCAAATTAACCGGTGGTAATAGTCGGAATATGGACTTTGCCCGTTTATTTAGCCGTATCGCTAAAAAGGTTTCCATCCTAAAAACTAAAAAGGCTGATGTTGATGCCATCGCCGACGCCTGGGGCTTATTTGATAAGGCTGAACGTGAACTGATCCAAGTGCTGTCAGAGAAACCTGGGGCATTACGGACTATTTCACACACCTTGCGGTTAGCTTCCATGTTTGCCACCGGTAGCAATGAAAGGCTTGGCGAAAAACATATTCGTGATGCGGTAAAAGATTTAGAGGGCATTTCAATATGATTAATCCAACTAAACTGGTTAATGCGCTCGGCTGGTTGCAACGGCGAAATGTTGAAATTAAACATGTGAATGTGAGCCGTTCCCGCCCCATCGTGGAAGTAAAAGCACCTGATGCCGACCTTAAACGTAAAGCGCACAACTATCACGCAATCTCAGCCACAACAATTCAAGGTTGCATTATTTATTGGAGATAGAAAATGACACTCATTGCATATGCCTGGGCCAGTGGGCTAATTGAATTTGGCAAAATACTTCCCAATGGAGCTTTACCCGTAATTAAAGGATTAGAAAAAGCAGTGCATGAATCTATTGAGATAAATGCACGTCACTCGCGAATTAATGAACAATTATTTGTTCCAGGTGTACCTGAAGCTAATGACCAACGTGAGGGGTGCGATGCACTGATTTATTTCACTCAGAGAGTCTTTAAAACATATAGCAGTATTTTGGACAAAGGAAATAACCATGAATAAAGAAATCGAACAATCTGGCTATCGTCGGAATGGCCAAGGCTATCTTGTGCCAGAGAATTTAATTCGGCCTATTGATAATCTGCGTGATGATACGGTGTTAAGTATTGTTGAAGCGGCTAAGGCGCTGCGCGTGGCGATGGCAGCTTTCAAAGCTGCATCAATGAAGCAAATAGAGGACTTTATTGACCTGTCTTCGAAAGAGTACGGTGTGGAATATGGTGGTACCAAGGGCAATGTGACACTGCCGAGCTTTGATGGTCAGTTTAAAATATTGCGTGCGGTGGGTGACCATCGCGTATTCGATGAGCGGATTCAGGCAGCAAAAAAGCTGATTGATGACTGTGTAACTGAGTGGTCAGATGGTGCAGATGACAAAATCAAAGCTCTGGTGGATCATGCTTTTCGCGTCAATAAACAGGGCCGCATTGATATCAATGAAGTTTTAAGGTTACGGCAGGTATCAATGAAGTTTTAAGGTTACGGCAGGTTGATATTGATGACCCACGTTGGCTGGAAGCGATGGATGCTATCGCTGATTCAATCCAGATTAGTGGTACCAGTCAGTATTTGCGGATTTATGAACGTTTGCCGAATGGCAAATATATACAAATCAGTTTAGATATTGCGGGGGTTTAAATGAACGCTAAAGAGTTTAATAAAAAATACCCTGTTGGCAGTGGCTTTATTTATCAGCCCAACAAGATATTACGGGGCGGTAAAGTTGTCAGAACAGTTGCAGCAGCGGGTGATTTTAATCAAGGCGTTATTGTTGAAATAAGTCTTGAACCTTGGTTTGCCAATATTAAGGCATTAACTCCCGCAGGATAATTTAAAACTTTATTAAACCACTTTAAATATGGCGTAAACCCGTCAGGGCTGGCTTTACGCCTAAATCGAGGAAAGACTATGAATAAGCCTCAAATTATACGCCTGATTCATATTGCCAAAAGCCAATTAAAACTTGATGACGATACGTATCGGGTATTACTGGCCAATGCCGCCAATGGCAAAACAAGCTGCTCCGTGATGTCTTTTCAGGAACTGCAAGATGTGTATTCCGAGTTCCAGCAACGGGGGTTTAAACGCCATTTTAAGAAGCCAACACCTCGGGTTAAACCCAATTCAAAAGGCCTTTCACGAGCTGCGGAAATTCCTAAAATTCGGGCCGTTTGGAACACCATGTTTTTACATGGATTTGTCGGTAGTGATGATGAGCTGGCACTGAACGCCTATGTTAAACGCATGACCTCACAGCTCAATAAAGGTGTAGGTGTTGCCGAAGTGGGTTGGCTTGATGGCTGGCTAGCGTTCCGTGTGCTTGAGTGCATCAAACAGTGGCATATCCGGCTTATGCTCGAATCAATGGTGGCTCGCCGTAAAGCTCTGCCTGTTAACCCCATGACCGGTGATGAATCGCGTGATTATCCCGTTATTGCAAATGCCTATGAGGCCAGCTTATGAAACTCAGCCGTTGCCCTATTTGTCACACTGATTGGCATCTTGAGGCTTTATGTGAAGATGATGCCAGCCGCCAACTCCTGAAAATAATCGCAGATCTGCCAGGAAGCTGTGCACGGCATCTTGTTGCTTATATCGGTCTATTTCGCCGTGAAAAATCCAACCTAAGCAATAGCCGCGCCCTCAAGTTGGTATCCGAAGTATTAGAGCTTTACGCGCCAGGTCGCGTTCTGGCCCATGCACTTAGTGAAACTGTTGAGCGTATTCGTGAGAAACGTGCGCTTGGGGATAAAAAACCGTTATCAAATCATAACTATTTGAAGACGGTCTATCAGTCATCTGAACAGGTATTTGCACAATCCAGCAATATTGCCGCCCGTGAAAAAAACGCGGCTAGGAATGTAGTCGATCATGCGCGCCGGCGTGATGAATATTTGAGCCATATGAACCGGCTTGGCCAAGATGTATCAACCATGCCTGGCGGGAAAGAGGGGT